TACCTTTTGATTTTAATAGTAATGGTAAATTATTAACAATTCGTCTCCAAATTGTATATGTCATTTCACGACCTGGTACTGATTCATACCCAACTGAATTAGATCCAGTTAATGGTGAACCTGCTTCATTTGTTCCTAAAACATATTGCCAAAGGTCTTGTGATTGATTACCATCAGTTAAGTTCCAACCAAATTGTTTTGCTACTGAATATAACAATTCATTTGGCATTCCTAATTTAGGATTTTCTTCACGTTTGTTAATTTGAGTCATATGATTAATGTACGTATACAAAATATCATAATGATGTCCTAACATGTTAACAAATGTGGTTATACCATCACTAGTAGCATCATATCTAATAAATTCTGGTACACCGTATATCAATGCATTATAATTTAATGTATCATACAATGATGCAGATGTTAATAAACTATCATACCATGTTGTAAATAAACTACTAGAAATTGGAGCTAATGCATATGGCCTAGTAGTGTTTAATTTCGGCACAGGTGTAACATAACTACCAGTTAATGTTGTTACATATGCATATTGATTTGATATATCATTCGTTGTTAATTTAGATGAAGATTCATAATACAAATATTGTTCAAAGGCATCAAAGCCTCCAATTAAATTGTTTTTATTTGCAGTGAAATCAGCAATATTAGTAGTAGACACACTACCTGATATTTCTGATACAACTAAACTTTGTGAAGTATAATATTCTAATAATTCTAATTTATATCTAAAATTTGCAAGACGTTCAGCAGCAGAACTATAAAAAACAAAATTATTAAAATCAGAATAATCTATGTTTAATTTAACGCCAGCTAATGAACCAGAAAAATAAGCGTCAACTATTTGTTGAGATGTTTGAGTAGTAGTGCTTAATAAATCCGTCCAAGCCTTAAAGCCAGTTTCAGTTGTTGTATTATAAATTGCATTTGCATACCAATTCGGATTAGACAACTTATTATATTGAGGTGTCGTTACTTTAGGTAAAATTGCAACTTTATCGATGTAAGAAGGACGAAGTTCTTCTGCTATCCAACATTTAAAATCTACATCAATTTCATCAGATAAAGGCTCATATAATTTTAAATAAACATATTCGCCAATAACCGTAGTATTTACGATTACTGCAGTTTTATTTCTACTAAAATTTAAAATATATGTTTTATAAAATTGACCTGCAGTAGGATTAACAGTATCAATAAAATTGACAATTTGTTGAAGAAATATTGGATTTTCATCATCAATTGCTTTTAAACGAATTTCTGTACGATCCGGAGATATTTCTTCAATTCGTAAATACTGCTCATTATAATTTCCTATTAAATTTTTAAAAAAATTAACTGCGACTCTAAAATTACCAGATGTTAATTTTAGTTTAGAAAATTCATTATATATATCAATTGATAATGAATTACCCGCGGTTTGTATAGGAGTTTTAGTTTGTCTATTTACAAAACTTTTTGTTTTTTGTTGAATTTGTATATCATGGTTACCGGTAATCCATGTATCGCCAGAATAAACATGTAATTCGATTTTTGTTACTGAATTTTGTGTTGTTAGTAACGGTACTGGGGTTACACGAGTATCTTTATCATAACTAAAAAATTCAGTTTTAGATTTGCTAATTCTTTGTGCAGTAACTGCTTTATTAGCAGAATTAATTTGTTCGATATTTTTATACTGTGTTAACATTATGATTGTATCCAACGATTTTGTGATTCATTCCACGTATATGTTATTTGCGATAATCCAGCTGGTGATAAGATTCTAGTTTCTCCGTCAACTTCTCCTGCAAAACCAAATGGAGATAAATCTTCAATTGTTACCGGATCATTATTTGTAACCGTTGCACCATTTGCTAAAACTAATTCATAATTTGAACCTAAAGTTTTTTTAGCAATTAATTGATATGCATTATTATATAATATATTGTCTGGGTACAAATCATATACTCCAGCGTTCCCATTGATATTTGCAGGTGCCCATCCAAATAATGATACGTTAGATGGTATAGCAATCGGTTCAATTAACCAATATGAATTCGCAGCTAATATCCAAGTAGGATTACCTCCAACTGCTTCTAAAATATATGTGTCGCCATCTGCTAAATCTGTTGGATCTACATAATATTCAACAAATAAAACTGGATATTCATTTGATGCAAACCCATTTGGATTGCCAGAAGTACCAGCATCTCCGGATGAATTTGCTTCAGTATATATAATAATCGGCTCAAAAGATCTAAATGTTTTTGCATTAACGCGATTTAATCTTAAAGATAATCCCGTACGGCTGCCATCTCTAGTTAGATATTGAGTTTGTATTGTAAATTTTAAAGTTTGTTTTCTACGAATTAATATATCAATAATATCTTTAGTTAAAACATAACTATTAGGAACTGATTGTAAATTGCCTACAAACGGAAGTTGTTTAAACCCAGTCGATGATTGATTAGCTTCTTCACCATAAAACCAAGTACTTTCATATGAAGTATTGATTTTAATTAAATCTATAGGCTGATTTGCTGCATCTACCTGTATAGGTAATTTTAATTCGGTTGTAATAGTATCAATATCAATATTAAAACCAGTATTAATATTAAATGTCTCGCCTTGTGCAACTTGAACTGGAAATTTAAAATATTGAAATCTAGTATCTAATACTCTAAGTACTGATTTTGTAGCAATTTGTTCAGTTACGGCGGATATTACTAATTTAGGATTAGATGTAGAATCTTCATTTAAAACAATGTTTCCAACTTCATCTCTAGGAATAATATTAGTGTCATTAGAAATCCAATCTAATCCATCTTTATAGTATCTAGCTTGTTGTTGCCCCGCAATTGCATCGAACAATTTACTAGGAATAGTTTTACTATTACCAACTGATTGAATTTGTTTTGCCATTATTATCTAACTACTTTAAAATAAATTTTGTCGCTTACATATTGTTCTGTAAATCCATCTACAATTTTAAATTCTAAACGATAATATCGTTCTGGCATAAAACCGTTCATGTCAATGTAGATAAAATTACTAGTACTATCGCAACTAACTTTATTATAAATATTATCATACGGAATTATAGCTTCATCTGTTTGTGCATCAAACACCGCATAATATGTAGTAGTTGGAAGATATTTAACTGTTTGTATAGGAAATAAATTAGTAGGAGATTTCTGTGGATATTTATCTCTACTATAAATTCGTATTTTAGAAATTTCAGTATCTTTATATTCTGGTTTAATGTTAGTATAAATAACATATGACTCTAAATTAGCCGCAGTTAACGATCCTGTTGTAAACGCACTATTATCCCAATACATTGTTAATCTAGGAACATAAATAGTATGTGTATCTCGACTAAAAAATCTTACATATCCTTTTACATTATCATTAGCTTCATCCGAATCAGAATATTGTACTAAAAATCCGTAATTTGGAATAACATTCCCGTTACTACCACTTAACCATATTCGTATTTGATCTGTTACATCAATATTAACATCGCTAGTTCTATAAGAAAATGATTCTGAAACTTGAAGTTCCGGGGCAATGCCTGATCCAGAATAATATAAATAATTACCGCCTTTGCCAGATCCTGAAATATATAAATCGCTAGTTCCAATTTCTATAGTTTGACTACCAGATATCCAAAAAGACCCGGATTGCGGGGCATCCCATGTAGCACCATCTGTATTAAATTCAGATAAAAATCCGGTGCCATTAATCCAATTCTGACCCATCATTTTTACCGCAACTGTATAATTTGCTGGTAAATCTTTTGCATCAGTTGTAAATAATTGTAACATGAATTTACAATCAGTAACACGTTTACTATATGTAGATAATGATGCAGAAATTTCTGACATATCAAATTTTAATACACTTCTAGATTTCAATAAAGCATCACCATCGGTATTCAAACGCTTACCAATTTCTAATACTTCATCTAAACCTGTATTATATGTTGGTGAAGATTCATATAATGTTGTATCTTGTTCTGCATAAAATATTCTAAACATGTTTTACCTTTAATAATTTACAACACGACCTTTGATGTCTCGGTTTGGAAATTTAATTTCAAAAATACTAGGATCTAATGACGGATAAATAACTCCATTTTTTGTAGCAGTATTTAAATCATATATATTACCCGAATAACCTTGATTTGAATCATATAAATTATTTAATTTAAATCCTACAACTGACTGCACACCTTTTACATTAGCTAATGAAGTGTTAATATCAGATTTGATAATAGGTTGATTGATTTGCCATTTATCTATATTAAATAAAGATCGTAATTCATTTACGCAGCGTAATAAAACTTCATTACTATTATAATTAGGCAAAACTGAAATTTCAAAATCTATACCTATATTAATAATAAAAGCATCTTTAATATTCACAGCATCAGTTAATATTCGATAAAAATTCAAATATGTTTTTAAATTTTCTTTAACTGCTTGATTCAACATTGTTAATTGTTTTAATTCATTGAATCCTAAAACATACATATTCATTGCTAATGGATTAGCAATTCTAGATTCTAAATCTTTTTGTGAAATTTGATCATCTGGTACGATATATGCTTTAGCTACACTACCATATTTTGCGGGCATAGAATATGCTCGAATTATATAATCTTCTCGTGTAACTAAACGATTTTGTGTAGCAAAATTTGCTAATGCATTATTTTTTATATCTTGCAACGTGTCTGATGTTTTAGCACCCGTTGCTGGGATTGAATTATTTGCAGCTATCGTTGTTTTAACAAAATTAACTAATGGTGCACTATTTGATGTATTAATATCATCATCAAATTCAATAAATTCAACTTGATTCAATACTCCTGCAGGTACATTATCAGATATACCATTTCCTACAGTATAAGTTACAGTTAACGTTGTATTCGCCGGAGCTTGTCCATATGTTCTAGTATATAAAAAATTAGATGGATCTATATCAATATCTACTGATCTACGGAATCCAGCTAAACCATTTCCTACGTTATCTGGATTCGGTACTACTTCTTCATCATTATTATCAGAGATGCCTGCTCCAAATTGTATTTCTAATTTATTATCACTTCGCAATCTAGTTATAAAACGTTTTGCAGCTTTTCTTAATTTTAATAAACTCGGAGCTGATGATCTATATTGTGATAAATCCGGATCATTTTCTAATAAATTAGGAACAGATTCAAAAACCGTATCTTGTGCCAAATATGGAACTTCATACCAATTATCGCCATCTAATTCAGTTACTGAAATTATTTCAATTACATTTGGGTCTGGTAAAACAATTTTATCATACGCTACTGGAGTTCCGAATGTGAACGTTGCCGTTTTAACATTTCCAGAAACTGCTCGAACTTGTTTTTTTAATAAATAATAAGTTGGTAAATTTGTAGCAGTATCTGTTTCATATATTGTAACATCTGTTGTATCAATAGATGATGAAAAATTAAAATCTATACTATCAAGCGTACGAAATACTGAATCACCTGTTGATTGTTTAACACGCATACCTGGCTTGATTGATAATGCATAGTTAAAATCCGGAGCGACGTTTGCCCCAGTACCAATTGCTGGTACCAATTGAAATACATCTAATGTAACATATGCTGGAACTACATTATTAGGATTATAACCTAAACTTTTTGCAATATCATAAATATTAGCACGTTCGGTAGCTTGTTCTAACATAGATTCTTTAAGATTATTATCTGAATAATATGATAATACATCTCCAATATATGCTGCTAATTCTAAAAATATAACACCTGGTGCTGCATCTGTAAAATCAGTATAAGATGTTGGGAAATATTGTTTAGTAAAATCAATCAATCCTTGTTTGAATTGACTAAAATCTTTTCCTAAATATGATATATCTTTTTTTGTTTCCATGTTATAATACCAATAATTGATTTTGATTTACGGCTAATACTAATTGACTTAAATTATTTTCTGTATCATAACTTGTTGAAACTGATGTAGGAGTTCCTGGTACTGGCTGAACTGAAAATGTAATTGTAATTTTTAATTCATGCGGCATATTAGGATCATCTTCTGCTGTTATAACATCAATATCAACTAAATTTATAAAAGGTAACCAAAAATCTACAGCTTCCGAAATTATTTCTACAATAACTGGTTTTATTTCTAGAGTGTTTGGCTCAAATAATACTTTAGGTAAATCAGTGCCAAATGAAGGCTGAAATACTCGTTCACCTTTATATGTTAAAAGTAAATTTTTTAGATTTGCTAATGCTTGTGCTTCAGTTGTATATGTAGAATTAAAAACAGCAAATGGCCCGATAAACGGTAAATTAATACCTATACCAGTATTTAACGCATCTTCTGTTATTAAATTTACTATCTGATATGGCATTAACTACCTTTCTTTTTATTTATTGCACTCATTAATGCAGAATAATCACGAGTCATTGCTTGGGCAACTTCCGGAGCTACTTCATATGTTTTACCAGTTTCAGGATCTTCCATTATACGCGGAGCTGTTGGGGTTATTCCCATAGCTTCTTTCATATTTTGTCGCATCATTCCAAAACCTTGTGCATTTGCCGATGTCATTTGTATTTCGTCCATGCCTTCATTCATCATATCCGCAAAACTATTCATTGCACTAGGCCCTTGTTCAATTAACGGATCGGTTTCATTTAAAATAGATGCCCATTTATTTTCAGAAAATTGAACTTTAGATTTTTTTTGTGTAACTGGCTGTGTTTGATTTAGTTGTTTTGTTTTAACAACGGCTGGTTTTTTCATTTCTACAATTGTAGATTGTAAGCCTTCGCGAAGAATTTCTGTTAATTCTTCTTTAATAACCTCACGTACGGCGGTTTTAAGTGCTTTTATAAGTGCTTTAGAATCCATATGATACTTTATATATAAATATACTAAATATTAATTTACGGGTGTTGACCAAATATTTGTTTTAGGTCCATAAATTTTATTTGTAGTTACATCGATATAATAATCTCCAGCCTTTCCTAATTCATTTGAAGGTGCACCTTCTTGTTTATAAACTTGACTTGGAGCTTCTAATAATGATGTAATTAAATTTTTTTGTTGATCAATCAAACTTTGAATAGTATCAGATCTAAAATCTAAATCAGAATCTGAAACGTTTTGTTCGGTATAAAATTCAGTATCTACTAAATCATTGTAATCTGTAATGCCTTCTATATTTGGAATAGAAACATTATCTACATCGCCATTGCAAGCTGCACTAACATTTTTCAG